TTTCCAATGTCTCGACAACCACTTCAGCCTTACCCATGTGCTTTAGGGCTTGGAGGTGTAGATCACCCAAAGAGATATTGACTTGGGTCTTAGCGGTGTCTCCGTAGTTCTCAGGGTCAAGCTTGGAGGCCATCCACTTACGGGTGTCAACTTGGAGTCTGGCTTTGTTGACTCCTGAGTTGCTTGTCTCATCTGCTTGGTCAGCAATATCAAGAGCCTCTTCTGCCAGTTTCTCAGCCTTTAGCTTCCTAGCAGCGAGTACCGCATCTCTACGCTCATCAGTATGGTTGATCCAAAAAGAAAGCATGGGCCTAGAACACTCTATAAACTCTGCCAAGCGTCCTATGGTCATTCCCTGAGAGATATGTGCGGTAACGAACTCTATCCCCCCAAGCTCTTCTATCTTCTTCTCCAACGCTCTCCTCATAGGAAATCCTGCCATATCTTCTCCTTGATTTAATGGATACAAATTCTAAACTATAAAAAAATTTTTTGGAGGGTTCTTTTCTTCCTGATAGGGGGTGGGTGGGGGTCTATGGTTTAAGTGTGTAGTTGATGTGTGTTTATATCCCCTGCTACAGCGCCCCCTACTTTTACACAAGGGGGGGTAAACCCTTACTGGTAAACCCTACCCTTACGTAGAAACCCTAATAGGGTAAACCCCTAGGTAGAAACCCTATAAGGGTAAACCCTTAGATGTAAATGCGAATCATTCTCATTCGTATTTGTCTCATGTGTGCATAGGGTTGGTGATTGTCGATGCGTGAAAAGATTCTCATTGTGTTTTTATGTATAGGTCAATCAATGATCTACCCTTTGTCCTATCCCTTATGTTCCTTGTGTATTCCCCTTTACTATCCCTTACATGAAAGGATGCCAATGGAATGGGCTGACCCTTTCTTTTCTTTTCTAATTGTAGCTACAAAATCAAACTGAGAACCTATGTTCTAAGGGTTTCTACTGATAGGGTTTTGGAGGGGTCAATAGAATCAACAAGTTACAGAAGTTGGCACGATTCTTTCATGCTATATATGTGAGAGGGTAGATTTTTACTCTCTCTTTTCTTAACTCTTAATAGGTGTTACATGACTATTCAAATTGAAATCAAACGGGTTTATGGCAATGTTGTTGCCTATCCTATCTGTAACCAGGCGAAGCTCTTTGCTTCCATTGCTGGTACATCTACCCTCACCTCCGCTGCTCTTAAGAAAATTCAAGCTTTGGGCTATTCCTTTGAGTGCAAAACCTATGACATTCAAGAGGTGATGCAATGAGAAATTATCCAAACATTGAACGATCGGCTTTTCGTAAAGGCGAATACGTTGGCTATTGTGAAGGCCGCATTTATCACATCAGCAAAACTAATAGCAGCTATGGTACATGGTTTGCCCATGATCGGGATAACTATAACGATCAAATTTTTGCTTTTGGCCTTGAGTCTATGTCTATCAAATTGCAAGCAAAAGAGGTGACGGCATGAGGTTCGCATTTATTCCTAAAGGTCAATACAAAATCGGTCAAGTCATTAAGGTGCAAGGGCGATCAATGCGTGTTGAAAGCTATACACACACAGGCCGCAACCTTATTGCTTGCACATTAGACGGCTCTCCAAAGTTTGAGCGCATCGCTTGCATCTGTACAGATTCCCCCGCCATTGAGGGCATCACAGCATGAAAAACGATCTTTTAGACTATCTAGCAGCCATTGTGGTTGGCCTTGCGCTTTGCGTAGGGTTATTGCATTATTTTGATGTCCTGGTTAAGTAAACACATTTTTTAATAGGTGAAATATGACAATAGAAACTGAAACATGCTTGCAAGATCAAGTGGAACACATTGCACACACAATAACTGACGGCTTTGGTGATGAGGTAAACATAGATGATGAGCCGATGAGCGCCTTTGACTACTTAACTGACGCTTTAGACATTGAATATATTGTCAATGGGAAGCGTGAATACTTAGGCGCAAGGGTTTTAGTGGCCTTTGGCGGCCCAAATATATGGGTTAACACACGTACAAAAAAAGTTGAGGGATATTGGTGGGGTGAATACGCCAAAGCATCTTTTGATGATGGAATTGGCCTTGATGACGCTCTTGAAACTCTTTGGAATTGCTAAAATGATCTACTTTGCTTTAAACAATGACGGGCTTATGTGTAATCTAGGCGATCATGGCGATCACGAAGCTGCTCAAGCCACAGCGGACAATCTAAGAATTGACGTAATCTGGTTATTTAGTGAGGACGAAGCTAGAAGCGCCGCCAGCTTTATTCAACATGAAATTGAAGATATAGATTTTTGCTATTATGAGGAATAAATAAAATGACAATTAGAAAACCCAAAGATAAAAGACACCCAAAGATCATTAATGAGTTTATGGTTTATGAGGGCATCAACGACATAAACAGCGTTTTTGGTGCTTTAACTGTACTTGACGCATACATTCAGGGCGATAAGTTCCAAAAATACGCTGCAAGCATGGCGATTGATAGCATTCGATCTACTTTATGCGCTGGAACGGGAATAATTGAGGAATGGCTGGAAATTGAGGAGGAGGTGAAACCATGAAAATTGGCAATATTGTTGCTTACGATTGTGATCCAGCACTATTGGGGGAAATAATCAAAATTTCAGTTTGCACAATAAACTGTAAAACCTTTTTGACAATTAAACCCTTTGACAATACTGATTGGGTTTATAAATACAAATGCGAAGTTTGGCTGCTGGCCGATAACCTTTAAAGCATTTCCATAAATTCCCGCCTTAAAAAGCGGGTTTTTTTGAAAGTGTTTGTGAAGTGAGTGCTAACTTCATTAATATCAATTTAAACGGCCTACAATGCGTTTTTATTGTTCAAGCATAGTAGCATTGCACCAAGTAAGAAAACGGCTTAAAACGGGTTTAAATGGCTTTTTAGGTGCATCGTTGCAAAGTGTTTCCCGTGATGATTTAACTTGAGGTGAAGTGAGCGCCAACTTACATGATTTTGTGAAGTGAGTACTAACTAACAACAATCTAAGGGTAAACCCTAAAAAGATGGGTTGTACAAAAAAGTGGCATTTACTTTTTAGAAAGTCGATTTAACCAATTTTTAGAAACTCAAAGTTTTTGAAAGTTTGGAAATTAGAAAGCATTATTATTTTCGGGTGGATTTTCTAATAATCGTTTAATCGTATTATTAAGCGCATCAATCTCATCCATTTTCTTTATATGCCACATTCTCTTCTGTCCATGCCAACCTAATATCGAATTAGTATGGCAGTCTTGACATAATGCTATGCAAGTATATTGAAGACCTTGCTTGTAATGGTGGGCTTCTGATGGTCCTGACTTATCACATACTGAACAGGGAAGCATTTTCACCCTAGCTAAGTGGAATCTTTCCTTATTGTTCAGCTTGTTGTTCATTGGGTTGCCCTGATTTCCATTCTGGCTGAGTACTGGTTGGTTCTCCAGACTTCGATCCTTGCTTGGGCAGCAGTCATCAGCCACCGATACTTCTCTTCCTTTTCCACGGCAGCTCTTATGCCCTCTAACACTTCGATGTATTCCTCATGGGCATAGGCAAAGGTTTCTTGTTTACCCAGAACTTCTGTCCCTGCCTGGCTCATCAGGTGAGCCTTCTTGGACTTTCGGAATTCCTCCAAGTACAGGCGCTCGGACTTCGCTTGGGCGTACAAGGGTGCGGTGTCGATCAAATACTGAATTGCTTTGTCGGGGCTTGTCTGGCTCTCCATGAATTAATCTCCAATGCTTCTCTGCTAAACGTCTTATTCCTTCTGACAAGGAACCATTCCCTGCCAAGGTCAATGCTTGCTCATGGATAGGTGCTACCCTTGCTCGGATAGTCCTACCTTGTTCGCTGATCTTCTTGCGACCAGCGCCTTTTCTTGAACCGCCACGTTGTTTCATGGCTTGAATTATAGCTACAAAATCAATTCTTTATGGCTTTTAGTACAAACCTGATGTCATCATCCTCTTCTTGGAAGACAGTTTTAAAGTCTGCTTTGTAGATATTCCTAAAGTCGGACATGGGCGTTCTGCCCACCTGACGTTTGTACTCATCTTGGGATAGAAACACCAGTTGTTCAAGCTGCATGATTCTTGTATGGCTTGGATCACCCAATGCCCAGACTGAGTTCCTTGACGGACAAGTCGCAAGGAAATGACCATTTGGCTTGAGAAGTCTCCAGAACTCTGAGAACTGAGCAAAGAACAGTTTGTAGTCGCCCTGTTGACCAAGATGCTCTAGCACCTGATAAGCATGGATTTCATCAAACTCATTGTCGGGAAATGGCAATGGCAGAACCATCAAGTCCCACACAACAGTAGGATTGTGGTCAGCGTTGTAATCTAAAGTGGTTAAGTTATCAAAACCAGTTGTTCTATCTGTTGCCATCTTTTTGGTGTGGTTAGATCCACAACCAATTAAAAGTTCTTTTTTTTGTTTAGTCATACGTCTTCTGTTTTGTAATTAAGCTTGTGATACTGAAACCGCATGGCTCCCTCCATCTCTAGCTCTTTAAACTGCTCATCAGAAAGAAGTCCAATGACATCACGGCCTTCAAACCAAATCTCTCTAATGGATTCGTTGTAGGTTGAGTCTTGGTCTTGCTCGTATTCATAAACGACTGTTACGACTTCGCTACCTGCACCTACTGTTGTGTCAAATTCCCATGTGTTCATAATTTACTCCTGTTTAAAAACTAAATCTTACCTAATTGTTTGTGTAATACCATAGGGACTTACCCTAATGTTGCAATCATTCGCAATGCTGCTTCTGGGTTATCAATCCTTGCCAACGTACCACCAGCCCAATTCTCAAAAAAGTCTGTTTGTAGCTTGGTAAACTTCTTTTTAGAGTTTGTCTTAATCTCAACCAAAAAAGTGTGACCCTTGTATCCAACAAGTAGATCTACTGGCAGACCAATGATCCAAACATAAGCGCCAGCAGCCCTCAATGCGGATACGATTTGAATTTGATTTGCATCAACTCTGGCTGCATATCTCATAAAAGAGTCCCATCTTTGATTCGGTTCATATATTCCCTGATCCTGTCTCTAGCACCTGTGCCGTAGATTCGCTCTGCTCTTTCAAGTCTGGCACGAATGAGGTCACGATTTTTACTTCCTTCCCAATTCCGATAGAGTTCCCTAGCCTCGGCTTGCTCTAGGATCACTCTGTCTCCTTCATTTGATATGTTCTTTCTACTGTAGGCCATAACTTACTCTTCTAAGTCGCCAGTTAGGATTAACGCTTCACAAATGAGGCGTAAAGGGATCGGAACACCCTCTTTTACTCTGTCAAGGAGTCTCATGGCTTGAAAGTAGTTCATGCAAAATCCAATGATGTTTGAGCTGTGCGTTTCTTTTGAAGTTTTCCATACTCAGGGTTTAACTCGCAACCAATGTATTGCCTACCAAGGTCTTGAGCTACTTGAGCTGTAGTTCCTGACCCCATAAATGGGTCTAAAACAATACCGCCAACTGGTGCGCCAGCAAGGATGCAAGGCTCAATTAACTCAGTTGGAAAAACCGCAAAGTGCGCTCCTGAGTATGGCTTTGTGTTAACAGTCCAAACACTTCTTTTGTTTGCCATCTCATAAGATTTCTCTAAACCACTATGAGGTTGCAATCCAGTACCCTCATTGTGATACTTACCATTTGTTCTATCTCTTGTTCCCCAATCCTCTTTAACTGGCTCTTTGATAGCAACATGGTCAAAATGATATTTTCGAGATTTGCTTAACAAGAAAATATATTCATGTGCCTTAGTGCAACGATCTCCAACAGACTCAGGCATTGGGTTTGGCTTATGCCAGATGATGTCTTGACGCAAGTACCAACCATCTGCTCTCAAAGCAAATGCAAGCATCCAAGGTATTCCAATGAGGTCTTTTTCTTTTAACCCCTCCAGTTTATTGCCTCGCCTTGCACATACCTGTGGCAAATCTTGAATATTGTTGGCAACAGATTGTTGAACAAGTGCTTGACCCTTGCCTGGTCGATAGTTGTAATAACTGTCTCCAATATTCAACCACAGCGTTCCATCGTCTTCCAGCACATCCCAAACGCATCGAAACACCTCAACCATAGCTTTGATGTATTCCTCTGGCGTTTCTTCTAGCCCCAACTGCCTGTCCTCACGAATAGCGCCACATTTAGGGCAAACACTTTTGTATATTGCATCACCAACAGTTAAATCTTTGTTGGCATGACCTGTAATGGTTTTGTCGGAATATTTAGAATCACGTTTATGAGAGCAATTCTCATCTCCACCTATCCATTTTCCAGTACCATAGTCTCGCAAACCATAATATGGTGGGCTTGTTATACAAGTTTGAGCTTTAACACCTTGTGATGCCCATTTACGCATAATTTCACGGCAATCACCAAATTCAATCTTGTTCATGCTTTTCTCCTGTAAGCGTTAAGAATTTCTCGCTCTGCTGCCGTTGG